GAGTTCGGTTTATCAGATAAAGAAAAGGAACAACTACTCAAAAGTATAGATGATGTGGTTGTTGATATACAAAAAAAATCAGACGAAATCACAGACGAAATTCAAACTACTAAGGATAATTAATGGGTTGGTTTAGAGAAAAAGCTAGTTCATTCATAAGGAATAGATCAGATGGAATAACGAGTACGGTTGAAGTAGATAAGTTAATAAATGATGCGGTAAATAATTTCCCTGAATTTTATGAGTTAGAACCTGCGGAAGTTATTCAAGTTTATTTAGAAGAAACGGATTTACCATTTATTCCTACTACTGGTAAAAGAGATTGGTCACTATACGGATATATTAGATGTAGAGAATTGATTTCATCTAAACGAGAACTAAATTTGGAAGAGGAAGAGGAAGGTGCAAATCCTGATGATCCTTCTATTGTATTAGCTGCCCCACTTGAAGCCAATATTAAAGATTACCCACTTCCAGGTGAAGTAGTAATTGTTATGGATTATATTGGTCAAAAATATTATACACAAAAAGTTAATAAGTTTAATGCAATTAATAATAATTCTGATCCAGGAATAAGTACAGAAATTGATTGGGCAACTGATGATGTAGAAAAAACAAATGAATTAGTAACCAAAAACTTTAAATATAATGGAGATGTAAAAGAAATATTAGCAAGTGAGGGAGATATAACATTTAATGGTAGGTTTGGACAATCTATTCGGTTTGGTAGTAACAATGTTCAGTCTTTTGATGGTGAAGGAAATCGTACAGAGAAAACTGAAAAGGACAACCAACCAAATATAATTATGAGAGCAGGACAAGGAGTTGTTTCAGATCACCCAACTCAACCAGTAGTAGAAGATGTAGATTTAGATGGTTCTTCTCTTTACTTGACGACAGACGAGATAGTTCCACTTACTCATCACAAGAGTAAAGTTAAAGAATTAGATCCAAAATTTAAAACAGAGAGTAGTGGGAATCAAATAATACTAACTTCTGATAGGTTAGTTTTTAATTCAAGGAAAGATACATTTCTATATTCAAATAATGATATAAATTTAGTTAGTAAAAATAGAATAGTATTAGAGGCACACGAGAATGTATATCTTGGTAGTGCACCAAGTCAAGGTCAAACAACTGGATATCCAAATGGAAATGTACCATTAATTCAACCAGTATTACTTGGTGATACTACTATAAAGATAATAAGTGATTTGATGCAAAGTATAATGACTTTTGCTATGAATGCGGCACCTACAATGGGTACTTGTGTAGGATTTCCAATACCACTTGACCATCTTGCACCCGCCTGTGCATCATTAATTGAAGATTTAGGTGAGGCTAAAGCAAATTTAGAGAAGGCAAAAAGTACGAAGGTTCATGTAGTTAAAGAGTAGAGATAATTAATGGCAACAAGATGTAAATCAATAGCAGGACAGAAAGTAACTTTAGAAGCAGGTAAGGCCATAATGGGTGGGTCTGAACTTGTAGATGGAAGTGTTATATGCAATGGAATAGAAGAATTTCCAATGCAATTTATAGATTCTGATGATTGTATTGCAGGAGAAGGTGGTGCAACTGTAATATGGCCCGATACAGGAAATGATTTAGTTAAATTTGATCCAGGAGAGCATGTACCTGTTGGAACGCAAATATATAGAGGTCAAGTTAATGATGGTGGTCAATGGTTTGGTGCACCACATCAAGTAGAAAATGAAGGTGCATATGCTGGTGGAGATGAAGGTGCCGATGGTGGTACTGATGATGCGGGTGGTGGAGAAGGTATGTGTATAGGTAAGGTTGAAGAATTAGAAAATCTTGAAGATGATGATTGGTTAGCAAAACTATCAGAATTAGAAATTCCAGATTTAGAGGCCTTTATGATGACTGGATTTACTGCTAAGATACAAGAAATAGTAGGTAAATTAAATAAAGTATTAGGTAAATTAACAAAGCAAGTTGACAATTTAATGGAACAGGCAATTTTAACACCTCCAGATGTTTGTACACCACCAGTAAAGGCCACTATAAAAAGATTACAGCAAATATTAAAACAGATAATGAAAATATTACCTGTAATGCAAAAAATTATAAAAGTTATTAAAATAATTCAAAAGGTCATAAAGATTGCAAGAAAGATTTTAAAATGGACACCACCATTTGTTGTACCTATAATTGAAGGATTGATGAAGATATTAAACATAATGGGTTTGGTAGATATGTGTGTAAGTTTATTAGTAAAAACAATCGGAAGATTTTCTACGATATTACCTGTATTGTACGCACAACTTGCAAAACTTCTTGCCCAATGTATGAATCAAGATGACTTACCTACTAAAGAAGAATGTGAGGCAGCAGGTGGAGAATGGGTAGATCCTGATGAATTAAAAGAGTTAGAAGATATGTATAATAAGATACAAGAAGAAACTTCAAAAATGAATATGGACGATACTGATGATATTGGTTTTTGTTCTATAGCAGAACATTTGACTAAAAAAGAATGTGAAGATGCAGGTGGTGTTTGGAATAATTTAGACGCAGATACAGATTTTGAAGAAGTGGATACTTCAGCATTATCTGGTGAGTTAGCTAAACAATTAGAAGAACTGGATAGATGTTTTTCAGATCCACAATTAAATGAGTATTTAAGAGGTTTATAATACAAAGGAGTAAAAAATGAAAAAACAAGAACTGATAAAGATAATCGAGTTGGTAGTTCGTAAGGAAGTTAAAAAACAAATGAATGAGATATTT